ATGCAAAGAACATAAAATTGAAACAGTTACTGCTGTCACAACGATTGAACAAGCTAGAGACTTGTTGGCTAATGGATATGCCTTATCTGTTTGCTCAGATTATGGATTCTCTAGCGTAAGAGATAAGTATGGTATAGCAGAAACAAAAGGCTCATGGTCACATGCTATGGCATGGATTGGATGCGATGACAGTCATGAAAGGCTAAATGAAACTTTATTTCTTGTACAAAATAGCTGGGGGATTTGGAACTCTGGTCCTAAATATTATGAACAACCAGATGGAAGTTTCTGGATCAGACAAAGCACAGCAGAAAGAATGATTGCCGCTGGCGCTGCCTTTGCATATAGTAATTTCAGTGGATTTACACGTAAAATGGACTGGACAAGAATCAGAGAGGTGTTCGCATGAAAAAGTCATATCTTATATCTTTCCTATTTGGTATATTGGTTGGATTGCTATACTTAGAATATGCCAAAGCTAAAGAAGATGTAAAGCTATATGGGTCAAGAGATATTCAGGCAGAATTGAAAATCGATATAGATAGGGCTAATATTGTCCTAGATACAATGGATAAAAAGTATATTAATAAAAATGTACCAAAACCAGATGTTCCGAAGCCAGATATTAGTTGCAAATGCAACGGAACTGGTGTAATCACTCAGCCAGATGGCAACAAAAGTCAATGTCAATGCTTCTCTAAACCAGAAGGTTGTACATGTAGACCAAAATTGGAGCCACCACAATGAACAATATCGAAGAGTTTGCCAAGGAGATAGCTACTGATCTTCCCAAAGAAGACGGTAACTACGGGTTTGATATGGCATTAATTATAGTAATTGGTTCTATCATAATTAATGTCCTTCAACTGCTAACAAAGTGCAACGTCTTTGGCCGAAGTGCTGAAGATAGAGTCAAAAATCCCGGACCAATTGATAAGATCCTTTTGAATCGAGCGATTAAGAGGGAATTACCAAAGGAATATATGCATTTAAAAGATGGAATCAGAGAAAACATCTTAACAAGAATACAATCGCTTTCAGGTAGTAAGATTAATCAAATGATAGAGGAGGCAGAAAATGCTAGATAAATTAAAAGTCCTAACAAAATCTCGTCGTTTTTGGGTAACAGTTTCAGCATTAATTGTTGTTGTTTCAAAAGAAGCTGGAATTGCTAACTTAGATCCAGACCAAGTACAGAATATTGTAACACTTGCTGCTACATGGGTCATTGGTGAATCATTAAGATCATCTAATCCAACAGTGGATGAAACAGTAAAATGAGTCCGATTCAACTTATTATACTAGGTATTGGAATTTTAATCGTATTAACTTCAATTGATTTTTCATACATTAAAAATGCAATAACAACAAGCGCGCCAGCAAAGCCATTGCCAGTAACAAATGATGAATTGGTCTCTATTGTTCAAAAATGGCAAGCATTAAAAACATCCTGTGAAAAAAACAAACTCACAGAAGCATCTAATAAATTGGACGAAATTTTCCCCATGTTGATTAAAACGGAGAAGTTATGAAAAGTGGAAGATTGATTTTGGGACTAGCATTATTATTTGTAGGATTTTTCTACAATGATTTGCCTTTCCGAAACTCTGTTCCAGTTGTTAATAATCCTTACAACCAATTGCTATCACTAAAAAAACCTAGTGATGAAATTTATGAAGAAGTTAAAGATATTAAATCAATAGTGTCAGGGCCAGATCAAGTTTTTGATAGAGAACTAATTGCTATTTTTAATAATGAAATGGCAAAAAGACTTGAGACATATGATAAAGTTGTAACTTTAACTTTTGAGAATTATTATTACGATGCTGGAAAGATGTATTTCGAAGGGCGCATAACTAAAAAATACAGCGGACTTGGAGATAAGATGTACAAAGTTTTATTGTCTACACTGGGAGATAATGAAACTGTAATATCTAATGAAGATTTCCGCAAACTCGCAGAAAAAATGCGTGGAATAGCTTGGGTTTTACTAAATTAACGCTTGACTTTTATGATGGGGTCTGGTATAATATGCTAGACCCCTAAAGGAATTTGATAATGAATACAAATATATCGCTAATCATTATTCTTGAGGATAAGAAATATGCGCAAAATGAACCAGAATACATTAAAGTATTATTAGATACTACCAATCAAATACCTAAGCTAAGTTTAACTAATAACTTTAAAGATATCAAAGATTGTCTAAGGCAATTATATGATACCTTTATGAGAATTGATTATGAGTGGCCTGATAAAGAATTAATTGATTGCAGAATCAATAATGATGAATTAGAAATCATTTACAAAATATATATGCCATACATAAGTGATTCAGTTAAATCGGGTAATTTAATAAATATAACTGATTTTCCTAGCACTATATCGGATAATTACTATGTCGAATGCATCACAGGTAACTTCAGGAGATTTGGATGAACAACCATTTTCTCCAAAGTCATTCATAATATTTTGTTTGGACGAAGAGGGCAATGTCGCTTTTGAAGCCGCATGGGGCGACAAAGATGTCGATATTAAAAAATTTGCAAATCTTTTAAACAAGATCAATACTGGACAATTTGAAAACATGATATTGGATCAATTAAAACAACAGTCAAAAACTCAACAGAATGGAAGCAAAAATCATTCCATATTTAATAGGGCTTATAAGGAACTGAGTAAACCAAGCAATTTAGTCGTAGATCCTACTAATGTGGAGTTAACATAATGAAAAAAATCATGTGGGAGAATTGGAATGAGAAAGAAAAAGATCTTGTTGAACCTCTAATGCAAGATCCATTTTTCATAGAGGACGAAGGCGACGAATCTGAGCAGATAATGTCAAAAGGTGATCCGCTATTGCCAATGTTAGATATACAACAACCAGTAATACATACTCCATTCGGAGTAGTTCCATCGGACTCTATTCTTAAACCATCAGACAGGTGGCAATGCTGGATGGGATACACCAATTTTGATTTAACTCATCAGGTCTCAGATAGAATGAAAACAATCAATGGAGTTGAAGCATTGAGGGTTTTGAGTAGATATACATTTTGTGTAGGTGTGGGTAGAATGTTTAACTTTACAAGTGTTCGGAAGGAAATTGAGAATGCAATCTGTAAATAAGAAGTTTGAAGAAGCTATCAATAATGACTACTATCGCAAAATTATGCACAAGGTATGCAATGAGAATCTTAGAGGAGTGGCAACCAAGGATGAAATTAAGTCAGTAATGATGAGTACAATGCTAGTATGTCTTCAAAAATTCAATGACAGAAAGAATGTTAAATTCTCATCTTATTTATATAGAAGTATTCAAAATAATTCACGAAGACTGTATAAGAAAAAAATTAAAGATTACAAGAACATAGAGTTTATTGAAAATTTCCACTCATTCCAAGACGATGACTATCTAGCAAAACAAGAGGCTAGAGATATTTTGATGTCAATACAGGATTTAAATCCAGAACTATACAATATCCTAATTCAAAAATACTATTATGGAATGACAAACAAAGAGATTGGTGATAAAAACGGGTACGGTAAAGAGGCTGCAAGAAAAAAACTTAAAAAAGCGCTGTCGCTGTGTCGCCAAATTGTGTATAATAATGAAGGAACTGGAATTAGTAGCTCAGGACAAAGGGACAAAATATCAAAAAATCAACATAGTGAGGTAATAAGCTATGATTCCAAATCAGTCAGTTAATCCGTATCTAAACAATACAACAGGCGGCACATACACTGCACAAACCTATGGTGGTACAATCGTTGGTTTGTCAAGTGCAACAACCAAAATTACTAAGGCAATTCTTGTTAAAGATATCAATACAAATGATACTTGGAACAACACATTGCCTAGAGTTTCTTCTGGCGCAAAGGCATATAACGCAGCTAAGATTCTTTCTGCTGGTACATTTGCCTACAATGCTGCTAAGAATGGTACATGGGTTCTTACTCGCGTTACCACAACTCTTGCTGGTGTTAGCAAAACTTTCCTACAATCTATGGGCAATGTTGGATATGCTCCTTCAATTGCATATTATGTACGTGATAACTATGTTAATACAACCAGCTTGATCCGCACAATGCAACTTAGCTTCACTGGCTATGATACATCAGGCGGTGGCTATGCCGGTAAGATTAAGGCTAGAACTCCTTGGATCACAAGTCCAACTGCAACTGCCGGTACTGACTTCGGCACATCAACATCGTTACCAACAAGAGCTTATCCGGGTGAATTGTATATCTTGACTAACTTCATTGATTACAAGCCATCAACAAGCTCGAACAAGTACTACTACAAGCCAATCACAGGTAAGTAATTTCTAGTATTTGATAGTGGGGGTCGAGTAACTCTCGGCCCCTATTTTTATGGAGGTGCTGATATGGCATGGCATGAAGTTTTACCAAGTTTAGGTGAATTTATAAACAGAACCGGCTTTCCAATAGCACTATGGGTTATTGCGGGATTTGCATTTTATAAAGTATTTACAAAATTTTTCCACAAACTTGAGCCAATCATAGATGCTCACTTTGAGCTTGTGACTGAGCTTAAAAATAGTTCTGGAAAAACAGCAGAAATATTAGAAAAACAAAATGAAATTCTAGTTACAAACTTCAATGTTCATACGACAATATTGAATGATCACACTGATAAATTAAATCAGATTATGAAAATTAATGTAGCTCGTAATGAGATATTAGAAGAAACAAAAAAAATAATCCCAATGCCAAATGGAGTAGCAACGGCAGCAGGAGTCGGCAATGGGCTTAAACGATAAGTTAATGGAAATTTTGCTTCATCAGTTTAATTTTTCCCAGTCAGATCTTGACAAAGTGAAGGCTGTGCTGGATAATATAAACGTGAAGACGGTGGACGGCAAGACGTACATCGAGATCAGAGTCAACAAAGTCACAGTTGTATTAGAAGGCGACCAGAATGAGTCTTAATATTGGCAAAATCAGAATTACAGAAGAGCTTGACAGATATGATAGCGGACTTAGCATGTTTAAGTTCAAACAAAATAAAGTCGAGTACCATTGCATAGCAATACAGTTGTTGGATGAACGGGAAGGCTATTTAGCCTTCTCGCTTTCAAAAAATCTAAGCGACCTCTTCTCTAAAAATGATTACAGCGCACGAGCAATGTTTGATCTATTTAAGGAGCGAATTGATGAATTTTATTTTGTCTCATTTGAGGATGAAGATCCTGAAAGCCAAGTTATTGAATATTGTGGAATCATTACAAAGGAAGAAGTACTCAAGCTATACAATATCGGATAATAAAGTAGAGGAAACAATCATGAAAATCAATATGGAAAAGCTGAATCAAGCAGTTAAAAAGGAAATCCCCAATACAGAAAATCTTTCTAATCCAAATGGTTTTTTTGGTTACTTTGAGGAGCGAGAAGGCTATAATAAGCTAGTAGCATTCGGTCCTTATGACGTTCAATCAAAATTCACTTGGATTCACAAAGAATATCAACTATGAGACCTGATTGGGATCAATATTTTATGTCAATGGCCCATTTAGCCTCTGTTCGTTCGCACGACGATCAGACGCAAGTGGGCTGCGTCATTGTTAATGATAAGAATCATATAATTAGTTTAGGATATAATGGATTTCCAGCTAGTACAGATGACAAAGAACTTCCAAGAGTAAGGCCGGGCAAATATCCATTCATGCTTCATGCTGAACAAAATGCAATAAGCAACATGATAATTAAGGCAGATAATTTAAAAGCATATATTACCGCCTATCCTTGTTCAGTGTGTGCTAAACTACTGTGGCAAAATAATATTAGAGAATTAATCATCGATAAAAAAGGTATTTTCTATTCAATGAACGAAAGCGATATTGCTGTTGTTAATTTTCTATTTGATAATGGGTTAAAAATAAGAGAAATAGAATTTGACCAAGATCTTTTTATAGTTCTCGGTCGCAAATTAAAAAGAGGATAATTAATGTCAATTAAAGCATTACAAGATTATACATTTGTAGGTAAGTACGCAAGATATCAACCAGATAAGAAGAGACGAGAAACCTATAAGGAGAGCGTTGATCGTGTTCGCAATATGATGCATAAACAATATGCTGATAAAAACGAAGACGTTCACAAAATGATTGACTGGGCATATGACATGATGCTCAAGAAAAAGGGTCTTGGCTCTCAAAGAGCATTGCAGTTTGGCGGAGATCCAATTTTTAAGCATAATGCAAGAATGTTTAATTGTACTGTATCCTTTGCAGATCGTTTAAGATTTTTTCAAGAGTGCATGTATATGCTTCTTTGTGGTTGCGGTGTAGGATTCTCTGTTCAATATAAGCATATTAATAAGCTGCCAAATCTTTTAATTAGCAAGTCAGGAAAAGTAAAGTATACTATTCCAGATGAAATTGAAGGATGGAGCGATGCTGTAGGTGTTTTAATTTCTTCATATTTTGATGCTGATACAGAATTTCCAGACTACAAAGGTAAAGAAATAAATTTTGTATTCGATAAGATTCGTAAAAAGGGTACAAGAATTTCAGGTGGTGGCAAAGCTCCGGGGCCAGAACCACTAAAGAAAGCTCTTGATAAGATCAAGGATATTCTAGACAAAGCAATGCTGCGTGGAGATGGCAGATTAAAGTCAATTGAGGTGTACGACATTGTTATGCACTTTGCTGACGCTGTTATTTCTGGAGGCGTTCGTCGTTCGGCTACCATTTGTTTGTTTTCACCAGACGATAAAGAGATGGCAACCGCTAAAACTGGCAACTGGTTCATGGATAATCCCCAAAGAGGACGCTCTAATAATTCAGCACTGCTAATTAGAGATAAGACTACACCAGAGCAATTTGCTGAGTTAATGAAGTCAGTTAAAGAGTTTGGTGAGCCGGGCTTTGTGTGGGCCGATGATGAAGACTTTATTGTTAATCCATGTGTTGAGATTGGCATGTATCCAGTTGATGTTGAGACTGGAGAGAGTGGCTGGCAAGGTTGTAACTTGTCAACAGTTAATTGTGCTAAAGTAACATCAGCAGAAGATTTTTATGATGCAGTTCGTGCTGTAACTATTATTGGTACACTTCAGGCTGGCTTTAGTTCGTTCCCATATCTAGGTAAAACCAGCGAAAAGATTTTTGCTAGAGAAGCGTTGCTTGGAGTTTCAGGTACGGGTTGGTTTGAGAAACCTGATATCTGCTTAAATCCAGAGATTCAAAGAAAGGCGGCAGAGCTTGCTAAAACAACAAACAAGATGGTCGCCGCTGCGATTGGCATTAATCAAGCCGCTAGAGTTACTTGTGTTAAGCCTGAAGGTACTGCTTCCTGTATTCTTGGCACTGCTAGTGGTATTCACCCTCATCATGCTAAACGCTATATTCGTCGCGTGCAAGCAAATAAGATGGAAGCGATCTACCAGCACTTCCAAAAGATTAATCCAAGGGCGTGCGAAGAATCTGTTTGGTCGGCCAATAGGACCGATGATGTAATTGCTTTTTGTATTGAAGTACCAGATGGTAGTAAAACTAAGAATCAGATTACAGCTATCGAACTACTAAAAACAGTTAAGTCAACTCAACAAAATTGGGTATTGCCGGGGACCAATAAAGAGTTATGTACTAAACCTTGGCTTAATCACAATGTGAGCAACACTATCAATGTTAAACCTAATGAGTGGGACGAAGTTGAGAAGTTTATATATGACAATCGTGAATTTTTCTGTGGGATTTCCCTTCTGCCAGTAACTGGTGACAAGGATTATCCTCAAGCTCCATTCACTACTGTGTATTTACCTAGTGAGATGGTTGCGCATTATGGCGATGGCGTAATGTTTGCAAGCGGTCTAATTGAGGTAGCTCTTAATCTATGGGAAGACAATCTATGGGCAGCTTGTGATAGCCTGCTTGGATTTGGCGGACCAATCAAGGGCAAAGCCAAAGAAGCATGGGTCGAAAGATGCAAGAAATTTGCAGATAAATATTTTGAAGGCGATCTCAAGAAGTTTACCTATTGCATGAAAGATATTTATAATTTCAAACTTTGGACTGAACTCAAGCGCGAATATAAAGATGTCGATTATACAGAAGTAATTGAAGAACACGACGATACTCAACTAGAACAAGCGATGGCATGTACAGGTGGTGCTTGCGAAATCGTTTAATAGGAAACCAAAATGGCAATATCTGTTAAAGATTTTTTTCCTATACAATATTTTGTTCATTCTCTGTACATCAATGGCGAACAAGTCAGCGGTGTACAGAGCGTGAATGTTACACGTTCATATGATGTTAATAATTTACGAATGCTAGGATTGGGTACTAATGCTGGAATGGCAAAAAGTACTCCAATCAAAGTGCGAAATTACTACAGAAGACCAGATGTAGAAATTAGTTTTACAAAGTTCTTATCAAATAATGTTCCAACTATTTTTCCAACTGGTTTTCAAATTGTAAAAAGACCAACAGACACATATGAGATTGATATTGGTATATTGAAAGGTGGCGGATTAAAATTTAGAGATACAGTGTTTAAATCTGTAAGTTATAACTTTACAAATCAAGGTAATTTCACAGAGCAGCTTACATATGCTGGTCATATGATTGAAGATTATCCAGCTTTAAATCAGCCAGATTATTGGCATGATGCCGAAAGTACATGGCCTAATGGTTCGGGCGAAGTCAAGAGAAGAAAAGATTTCTTGATGAATAGTTGTATTTTTCCACAAGAAGTGTCAGGTATTTTGTTTGACGAACTAGAAACCGGACAAAAGGGCATTTTGCTATCTGTAGAAACATCATTCTCTGTCAATTATGGAGAGATACCATCCAGAGGACATTTTTATTCAAGCAGAAATAAATATGTGACATTACCAGTAGATATAAGTTGCACATATGAGATCCTTGATAAAGGATATAAAAATTATAATAATTTATATTATGGAAACTCAGTGAGTGGATACTATGTTGGTGACTATGTACCCAATAGAAGAATTAGAATTAATTCGTCTCCAACAATAGATTTAGGCAGTGGCAATTTCTTAACAGGTATAGATAGAAGTGGAGGTGATGCTGGATCAACAGATTACTCAATTTATAAATATACTTACAGAAATAATGACGGCTCTTTTAAAGTTACACTATCGTGAGAAATAAATATGTCAACACGCAGAACAAGAAAAACCGCTCAAAAGGCAACCGCAGAAGCAATTACAAATCCACATCGTAAAATTCTCAAACCTAAAAGCATTAATCAAGAAAATTATATTATTTCTATGGTTGAGAATGACATTACAATATGTACAGGACCGGCTGGTTCGGGTAAATCATCTGTGGCGGTAGGATTGGCGTGTAGTTGGCTACTTGAGAACAAGATTGAAAAAATCATTGTTACAAGACCAGTCGTAGAAGCGGGTAGAGGATTAGGTTATCTTCCGGGAACTAAAGATGAAAAAATCCAACCATATGTCATGCCCGTTCTTGAAGAAATGCAGCAATACTTAGGTAGAGAACTTGTTAATAAACAAATTGCTGCTGGTATCATTGAACTTTGTCCATTAGAATATATGCGTGGTAGAAACTTCCACCATTCTTTTATGATTTTAGACGAAGCTCAAAATGCGACATACGAACAAATTAAAATGTTTTTGACCAGAATTGGAATGCACTCAAGAGCTATTATTGAAGGCGACCCTCATCAATCAGACTTACCGATCTCAATGAGAGGCGCTATGATGGATATAAGAGACAAGCTATTCGGCTTGCAAGGTGTAGGCGTTTGCGAACTACAGGCATCTGACATTGTTCGTAATCCAATTATTGGTCGTGTATTAGAAAGGTTAGAGTCGAGATGAAGAAATGGTTAGCCCCTGTTCTTGTTGCAGCATTTTTGTGTGGCAATTTAGCGCTATCTGAAACGCAAAAACATGAGATAGCAACAGAATCTGAGGAAATTAATGAAGAATATATCAATTTTTATGAATTTGTTTTGTCTCAACAAGAAATGACAGATAAAAGAAAGATCGCATATAAAAATAGCTATAGAACTTTTTTAATTAGTGTTAGTGCAGAATATTACAGGAATGATCCAGAACTTTATGAGGGATTGATAGAGGAATAATTTATGCCGACATATCATTATGCTTGTAGTGATTGCAAGGAAGAATTTGAAGTCTTCCATAGCATCAAAGAACCATTGAGAAAGATCTGTCCGTTTTGCGAAAAGTCGAGCCTGTCGGTTGTCTTGGACGAACCTCCGGTTATAATAAATAAGGAAGTCAAGACAATCGGCCAGCTTGCCGAAAAGAACGCAAAGGAACTTGGACGATATGGACTTCAGGAAAAAATGGCGACCGATGGTTCATTAGAAAGAATCAAGAATCGCGAAAAGAAAGAAGAGCTAAGAAAAATCAGTAAACTATCTCCTGAGAAGAAGGCTAAGTTTATAGAAACAGGAAAACTATGATACCTCGTCCAACAAACAATTTAGGACCGCACATCGGAATAATTAAAATGAATATTTTCATTCAAAAACTATTACCGGATGGCAGTGTTGATCCCAAGATTATAGACTGTAGTGATCTTTTCCAAGATATGGACATGACTTCAATGGGCGAAATTCATGTCGTCGGATTTGATAAGTGGGATTGTGTTAGGAAAGTAAAACAAAAATTAGAAAGTTTGAGCAATACATAACATGGCAAGATACGAAAATGAAAGTTTGTCAGGCTTGACGCTGCCTGAAACGGATGAAGTGAATACTCAGTATATTGATAAAAGTGGAAACTTGGCACAAGAAAATAATGCAGTTGCCAAGATTACCAAGATTCACAACAAAGAAGAAGATAAGCTCAATATTAATTACTACATTAAGCATGGCAGGGGAATGCTGTTCGACCCATACGGCATGGATGCAAATAAAATTAACTCATATAATTTCCAATTTAAAAAAGTGGATCACAGTATTTACTCTCAATATGTGCAATACCTAAAAACACGCAGGGTAATTTTCCTGAACTATGCTCAAAGAGAATTTAAAGATAGGGGATATTAATCATGGCTAAAAAGAAAATTGACACTTCTGAAAAAATTGAGTCGGGCAAAAAAGAAGTGAAGTATAAAAACGTTAAGACTAACGATGGCAAAAATGTCAATGTTAGCGAACCAAAGTTGGCAGATAAAAATGCCCAGCATCCAACAAGTTTCCCAGAAGTTCATGAGTTATTTGCTCGCAAAAAGGATTATGGCGTAGTATCAATGACAGAACAAGCATCAACTAGAGCAGATGAAACTGCAAAAGATAGGAGATGCAAAACTCTAGGGAACTTGCCTCCTCGTTTAGGAAATTGCATTCATAAAATTAGGGAAGACTAATGATTTGCACTGAATATAATTCTCATATATATGAGTTGCTTCACAAGCAAGATATCTTATGGAAATGTATTTTATCAAATGGTCAAATCGCACTATCAGATTTTGACTTGCCCGATACGAAAGATCCTTGGACTAGACTCAAGATTTACTGCAACAACAATGGTGTTGATATCTTGGAAGTAAAAGTGATGTGTCCGGGTATGCCAGAAGAAACTATATATAAAAATGATAGCGGATTAGACAACTTCTTTATTACTCGCGGCATGTGTCGAGATATTAATGATGACAATTCTATTACATTTAAATATATGTGCTTTGGCAAAGTAGAAGATGATGATAAGATACATGTAAAGAAATTCTATTGGCCCCAGTTTGCACTTGCTGAATATGAGGAGATCAGAGAAATGACTCCAGAAAATGAAGATCTATTATATCGTAAGCGTAAACAATGTAAAGATAATTGCGAATGTCAAAAGAAATAACAAAAAAATATAAGTCCCCGTCAACCGGGGACTTTTGTACTTCTGCACAATACGTTGCTGAAATTATATGCCAACGGTGTGCCACTCACGAAAAAGCTGGTACTTTACCATATAAGTTTTGGAACTTGCCTAAATGGAAAAAGATATATATTAGACAAGTATCTTTAGCAAATAAATTAATCAAAGAGTATGGCGAAGAACCCGTTATAAAATTTGTTAAGTCAAGTGCTGGTAAAAAAACAATCTCTCTCGGCGCAAGAAATGTAAAGAAGGAGATTGAAAAAATAAAATTCGCCCTTGACAACGCGCCAAAATCTGATACAATTGAAGTGATTCGGACTGAATCTCTGGAGTTCAAGCCAAGAAAATCATTTGGAAGCAAAACACTTATAAACAGACTAAAGGAAATAGAGGATGGCATTAACAACAATGGATAAAGAATTTATTAAAAAGTATGGCGAATATGTCACAACAGGTGACAAGGTGCTTGAGCAAAAGAAGACTTATAAAACTGTATCCGTTAGTCCAGCTATTGATCTTGCACTAGGTGGCGGAATCAAAGAGGGTTCGTGGGTAATTTTATCTGGTCCACCAAAAGCTGGTAAAACAACCACAACTATGCAAATTATTGCCAACTGCCAAGCTCTTGGACGCAAGATTATTTATCTTGATGTTGAAGGCCGCCTAAAAGAAATGAATTTTGAAGTGCCGGGGATTGACCCATCTCTTGTACAAGTTATTCGTTCTGGAGATGAACCACTATCAGCAGAAACATTTCTGGATATTGCAAGAAAGTTAATTTCAGAGAAAGAAAATGAGGGATGCGTTCTGGTAATTGATTCTATTTCGTCTCTTATTCCTTCTCGCGATCTTGATGAAGATATTAGCGGTATGACTAGACCGGGACTTCCTAAGATCTTATCAGACTTCTGTAAGAAATTAGGACAGAC